CGAAGAGGTCACCACCGCTGCCGACTACGACTTCTAGTGTTCCGACTGGTTGTCCCCCTCTCCCCCATCCCTTGCCCGCGCCCTCGAGTGACGAGCAAGGGGTGGACCTACTACCCGCCCAAGTACAAGGCGTGGAAGAAGGTGATGTCCGAGCTGCTCCCCCCTCTGCTGACAGAGGCCGGGCTGACGCAACCGCTCGACAACCCTGTGGTGGTGTGGTCCTCGTTCCGAGTGACGCGCCCGAAGACGACCAAACTTCAGCACCCCCGTGGTGACATCGACAACTACGAGAAGAGTTTGTGGGACAGCCTGACCGACGCAAAGGCGTGGCTCGACGACTGCCAGGTGGTCGCCAGTCACAGCGACAAACAGTGGGCCGAGCCAGGAGCCGAGGGGCACATCGAGGTAGCGATCAAGTGTCTGATCTGATCGACGCCCAAGCGGGCTTCGTTGCCCACGAACCCTGCTCTGCCTGCGGCAGCTCCGATGCCCTGGCCCGCTACGACGACGGCCACGGCTTCTGCTTCTCATGCGAGCAGTACTTCCCTGGTGACGGCCAAGGGGACGTAGTGCCCCTTGAGCCTAAGGCCCCCAAGGTGCCCGCTGGGTTCATCGAGCACCAGCCCATGGACCTTCGCTCTCGAGGCGTGAAGGCTGCGACTTGCCGCATGGCTGGCTATGGGGTCGCAACGCAGCACGGTGAGCAGGTGCAAGTGGCGGACTACCGTGACGACAAGGGCAACCTTGTTGCCCAGAAGGTCAAGGCTCCGGGCAAGCGGTTCAGCGTGGTGGGCAACGGGTCGCACCTGAGTTGCTGGCAGTTGCACCGCTACAAGCCTGGCGGCAAGCGCATCACCATCTTCGAGGGTGAGACGGACTGCCTGAAGTGGCTCGACATCTTCCCGAAGTACCCTGCTGTGAGCCTCCCTTCGGGGGCCTCGGGTGGACGCAAGGCCGTGGCTCGAGACATCGACTTCTTCGAGAGCTTCACCGAGGTGCTGGTCTGCATGGACCGCGACGAGGCCGGGGCCAAGGCTGCCGAGGAGATCGCTCAGCTGTTCTCCCCTGGCAAGTGCCGCATCGTCCTGGTGCCCGAGGGGGCCAACGATGTCTGCGATGCCTGGGCCAAGGGTATGCAGGAGGAACTGGTGCAGGCCTGGTGGGAGGCAAGGCCCTACAGACCTGATGGCATCGTCACGGGAGACGAGCTCCTCGAGGCGATCCTAGAGGACAAGGGCGCGGAGAGCCTGGCACCCTACCCGTGGCACGGTCTGAACGACAAGCTGCACGGCATCCGCGCTGGTGAGCTGGTCACCGTCTGCGCGGGCACAGGTGTAGGCAAGAGCCAGTTCTGCCGCAGCCTCGCGGTGCACCTGCTGCGCCAGGGGCTGCGCGTTGGATATATCGCCCTCGAGGAGGGCCTGGCCCGCACGGGCCTCTCGCTGCTCGGGCTGCTGATGGAGAAGCCCCTGCACCTAGATCGCACGGGTGTCTCCGAAGATGAGATCCGCGAGGTGTTCAACCGTGAGCTCAAGGACAGGCTGTTCGTCTACAACCACTTCGGTTCGATGAGCAGCGAGAACCTTCTCGCCCGCTGCCGCTACCTGCGGGTGGCAGAGAAGGTGGATGTCTTGTTCGTGGACCACCTCTCGATCTTGGTCTCAGGATGGGGGGACGGGGACGAGCGTCGCCTGATCGACAACGTGATGACAGCTCTGCGCTCCCAGGTCTGTGAGGCCACGGGCGTGGGGATGATCCTTGTTTCCCACTTGCGCCGAGTTGACGGCAAAAGCGCCGAGCGTGGCGGCGAGATCGAGCTCTCCCACCTCCGCGGTAGCCAAGCCATCAGCCAGCTGAGCGATGCCTGCCTCGCCTTGAGCCGCGACACCATGGGCGAGGACTCGGACACCACGACAGTCCGCGTCCTCAAGAACAGGTTCAGCGGGGAGCTGGGTGTCGCCACCCATTTGCACTGGGACTCCCGCACTGGCAGGCACACCGAGGTTGAGCCTGCCTTCACACACAGCACCACAGACGACGAGGTTCCCTTCTAATGGACAAAGCCCGCATCCTGTTCTTCGACATCGAGACCGATGGCCTCGAGCCCACCGTATGCCACCAAATCTCCATCATGGATGGGGAGGGCAACCAGTTCAGCTACAACCATGAGCAGGGCAACTTCCGCCAGGGCCTCACACACCTAGAGCGGGCTGACTTGCTGGTGGGTCACAACGTGATGGACTACGACTTGCCCGCGCTGGAGAGGCTCTATCCGTTGTTCAGCCCGAGTGGCCGTGTGCTCGACACCCTGGTCCTGGCGCGGCTGGCGTTCCCCCACATCAAGGACCTCGACTGGAAGCGCAAGGACTTCCCCCGCGAGCTTCTTGGCTCCCACTCTCTGAAGGCCTGGGGTGTCCGCCTTGGGTTCCCGAAGTATTCCTACGGGGAGGGGGATGAGAACGCATGGGTCAAGTGGTCCCCGGAGATGGAGAGCTACTGCGCCCGAGATGTTGAGGTGACGCACAGGCTCTACCAGAAGCTCGAGGAGGAGGAGCTGCCCGAGGTCGCGGTGGAGATGGAGCATGACATCCACGGGATGATGTCACTGGCCACGCACCACGGGTGGACCTTCGACCGCAAGACGGCTGACCGACTGTACGTCAAGCTGCTGTGCGAGAAGGACCAACTGGACGCTGCCTTGCAGGAGCTGTTCCCCCCAAGAGAGGTGGTGCTCAAGACCAAGACCAAGCTGGTCCCCTTCAACCCCGGCTCCCGCCAGCAGATCGCAGAGCGATTCACGGAGCGCGGGTGGAAGCCGAAGGAGTTCACCAGCCAGGGGCAGCCCAAGATTAGCGAGACTGTCCTCGAGGAGCTCGAGCCGCGCTTTGACGAGGCCGCGACCCTCAAGCGATACCTGCTGATCCAGAAGCGCCTGGGCCAGCTGGCCGAGGGCAAGCACTCCTGGCTTGGGCTGGTCGAAGACGACGACAAGATCCACGGAAGGTTCATCACCTGCGGTGCCACGGTGTCTCACCGGATGGCCCACTACTCACCCAACTTGTCGCAGTGCCCCAACGCGCACAGCGAGTACGGCAAGGAGATGCGTGGTCTCTTCACTGTGCCCGAGGGTTACAAGCTGGTGGGCACGGATCTCTCTGGTGCCGAGCTGCGGCTGTTGGCGCACGCGATGGCCTACTGGGACGACGGGAAGTTTGCTCGCCTGTGCGAGGAAGGTGACCCGCACCAAGAGAACGCTGATCGCCTGAAGATCACCAGGCCGCAGGCGAAGATCGTGCAGTTCGCTCTGATCTACGGAGCAGGCGACCAGATGCTCGGTGAGGCAGTGGGTGGCTCCAGGCGCGAGGGGGCCGAGATCCGCTATCGGTTCTACAAGACGCACCCCGCCTTCCAGAAGCTGGTGGAGATGGTGCAGGAGCGGGCCAAGGAGAACGGCTTCTTGCTCGGCCTCGATGGCCGCAAGCTCTACCCACGCTCAGCCCACAGTTGCCTCAACCTGTGGATTCAGAACGCCACGGTGACTGTTGCCAAGAAGGCCGCGCTGATCCACCGCGACATGCTCGAGGCCGAGGGCGTGAGGCAGCAGGTGGACTTCCATGTCCTTGGCCACTTCCACGATGAGTGGCAGATCGAGGTGCTGGAGGAGCACGCGGACATGGTGGCCGAGGTGGCCCCTTCAGCTATCCGAGTCGCTGGTGAGTTCTACGGTCTCAAGGTCCGACTTGATGGAGACACATCTATTGGCAACTCCTGGGCCGAAACTCACTGACGACCTACGAGGCTACCTCGCTGGCTATGTGGACGGCGAAGGGTGCATCCGCTTCAAGGGATCCCCCACGCTCGAGGTCACCTCCACCTACCCCTACACGCTGAAGCTCTTCGAGTCGCTGTATGGCGGCACCTTCACCGAGTGTGACGCTAGGTCCACAGCGCACAGGAACTACTTCCGCTGGCGCATCTATGGGGACGCTGCCACCCGTGTACTGGAAGACCTCATCGACCACCTTCAGGAGAAGCGGGTGCAGGCCCTGCTGATCTTCGAGATCCGCAAGACTCCTCCTGGCCACGAACGAGACGGAATGATTGCACAGCTCACACAGATGAAACGACTGGACTATGGCAACTAGGCGCCGCAAGAAACGGAACACCCTGCTGATCGACGCGGACATCCTGCTGCACAAGGCAGCGGTGAAGTGCGAGGAGGAGATCTGCTGGGACGAGGAGGCTGAGATCTGGTCGCTGCACGCTGACCTCAAGGAGGCGAAAGAGACGCTGCGCTCTGCCATCGAGGGCCTCGAGGAGCAGCTCGGCAGCGTCCGCACGATCCTCTGCCTCTCGAGCAAGCGGACGTTCCGGCACGCGATCTACCCGGCCTACAAGGCCAACCGCAAGAAGGGCCGCAAGCCCGTCGTATTCGGCCCGCTGAGGGCCTGGGCTCAGACCCAGTGGGAGTCCTACGAGTGGCCTGGCCTGGAGGCAGACGATGTGCTCGGTGTGCTGGCTACGAGCCACAGCGTACCCGCCCCCAAGATCCTGGTGTCTGATGACAAAGACTTGGAGACCATCGCCTGTGCGCTCTACAAGCCGATGAAGCCCGAGCTCGGCGTGCAGCGGATCACCCACCCCTACGCCCGCATGCGCCACTTGGAGATGACGCTGACTGGAGACAGCACAGACGGGATCCCAGGGCTCCCTGGCTGTGGGCCGAAAGGTGCAGCCGCTGTGCTCCAGAAGGGCACTTGGTCAGAGGTGGTCGATGCCTACCAGAACCGAGGACTGAATGAGACCGAGGCTCTGCTACAGGCCCGCCTGGTCAAGATCCTGAACACCCGCCTGTTTGACCAGAAGACCCAGGAGATCACCCTATGGGATCCGAAGAAGCACAAGTAGACCCGCCGACGACCGCGACCGACCGACTGCTCCAGTTCCACCTGGCGTTCTGCTACAGGGCCTACTGCATCTGCAAGGTCAAGAACCACGACTATGGCGGGGCGAGCGGCGAGACACCGTGGAGGAACTTCGAGAGCACCGAGGCCTTGGGGATCGCCACGACCGAGGCAGGGATCCTGATGCGGATGGGCGACAAGCTGAACCGGCTGGTCACCTATGTGAACGATGGGAAGCTGAATGTGCCTAACGAAGGCGCGATGGATGCCCTGCTGGACACGATCAACTACTGCGTGCTCCTCGCTGCGTACATCCAGAAGGAGGGCAAGGATGCCGTCTGACTCTTCCCTTGCGGATTCCAGATTCCCTGCCGTTGCAAAACCGCTACTTGAACGCCTCGAAGAGTTGTTCCCGAGCGAGTGCCCAAGGTTGGACATGCCCGACAGGGAGATCTGGTTCCGATGTGGTCAGCGTGCCGTCGTAGAGATGCTCCTGGCCGAGTACGAGCAACAGCGAAAAGAGAGCCTCTAGCCATGTGCATGCCGAGCATCAAGACACCCACGGTCCCGCCGCCGCCCGCCGCTGCGCCTCCTGCGCCGCAGCCCACGGCCAAGCAGCTCCAGCCTTCTGATGCTCTGAAAGCCCGCATGCCTGGCTTCGGTGGTTCTTCAGAGTCCCTGATGTCCAAACTCCGTATCCCGCTCAACGTCTGATGCACACGGAAGGATCGGCAGCGTCCTACTACGAACGCCACGCAGCCGAGCGCGAGGGCTACCTCTCGCGGGCGCGTGATGTGTCGGCCCTGACGATCCCCCACCTTCTGCCCGAGGACGGGTACACCGGGACCACCAAGCTCCCGACGCCCTACCAGAGCGTAGGTGCCCAGGCTGTGGCCAGCTTGAGCAGCAAGCTCTTGATGGCGCTGTACCCGCCGAACACGCCCTTCTTCAAGTTGACGGTGGATCCGTACAAGCTCGAGGAAGTGACGGGTGACCCGGCCATCCGCACCGAGGTGGAGACCACGCTCAACAAGATTGAGCAGGCTGTGATGGCTGAGGTCGAGTCCAAGGGCTACAGGCCGCAGCTGCACGAAGCGATCAAGCAGCTGGTGATCGCGGGCAACGCCCTGATCTACATGCCGCCCAAGGGTGGGATGCAAGTCTTCAAGCTCGACCGCTATGTGGTCAAGCGAGACCCGATGGGCTCCTTGCAGAAGCTCATCATCAAGGAGCAGATTGCCCCCGCCTCGCTCCCCGAGGAGCTCCACGACGCGATCCCGCCGAACCGTGGCCCTGAGGAGCCGGTGGATGTCTACACCTGCATCTACCGGCTGGACCCCACCAAGTTCAGCGTGCACCAAGAGGTGCTCGGCACCGTGGTCGAGAGCACCCGTGGAGAGTACAAGGAGGAGACCCTCCCCTACCTGGCGTTGCGCCTCGAGGAAGTCTCCGGTGAGTCCTACGCCTATGGCTATGCCACCCAGTACCTCGGTGACCTGAAGTCCCTGGAGGGCCTCAGCCAAGCCCTGGTGGAAGCGAGCGCCATGGCCTCGAAGTGCCTGTGGCTGGTAGACCCTGCGTCACCCACTCGCGCACGGGTGCTGGCTGATTCACCTAACGGGGCCATCCGTGAGGGCCGCGATAGCGATGTGTCCATGGTGACCATGGGCTCCAAGGCTGCCGACATGCGGATCACGTTCGAGACGGCTGCTCAGATCCGTGAGCGTCTCGGGCTGGCCTTCCTGATGAACACCCAGCTCCAGCGCAAGGGAGAGCGCGTCACCGCAACCGAGTGGCGCATCCTGGCTGAGGAGCTCGAGAGCGTGCTCAGTGGTGCCTATGCGTCCTTGAGTGCGAGCTTCCAACTGCCTCTTGTCCAATTGGTCATTCAGCGCATGACCAAAGAGGCAAGGCTTCCGCAGCTGCCCAAGGACATCGTCCACCCGAGCATCGTCACGGGGCTGGAGGCTTTGGGGCGCGGAGCTGACCTCATGCGCCTTGACCAGTTCATCGCAGGCGCGATGCAGCAGGTAGGCCCGCAGCTCCTCGCGCAGTACATGAACATCGGGGACTACCTGTCCCGACGAGCCACGGCACTAGGGCTTGTGACAG